GTGCAAATTGTTTCGTATCTTTGTGTCATCAAAGAGTAGCTATATGAATGTAGAGTTTGAAAAGGAATATTTGGCAGAACTTTATGAAAAAGGAAAGACCGATGATAAGAAGCATCGTTTTCAACCTCAAATAGTCAATGGTTATTTGAAGTGTGTCAAGGCTCTACTAAATGCCTCTCGAATGGAAGACCTATATCAGTATAGAGCTTTGAACTATGAAAAGTTGAAAGGTGATAAGAAAGGGTTTTCCTCTTTGCGTATCAATGACCAATATAGGTTGGAATTTCGGGAAATTACCAATGCAGGCAATCAAACAGTCGTAGAAATATGTTCTTTGGTAGATATTACGAATCATTATAAATAGGAACTATGAGTATAACAGCGAACAATTTACAATCATTCCGTCCCTACCATCCGGGAGAACTGGTTAAGGAAGAATTGGAATGCAGAGGCATAAAACAAAAGGACTTTGCAAAGAAGTTTGGTTTGTCTTATTCCGCCTTAAATGAGACGTTAAATGCAAAACGTCCGATAACTACCGAATTTGCCTTGTTCTTAGAGGCTGCTTTAGGTATCAATGCCGATTTGCTTGTAAGGATGCAAACAGACTATAATATACAGGTGGCACGAAAAAATAATTCTTTGCTTGAAAAGCTGAATAACATAAAGAAGATAGCTGCTGTGTTTTGAAAACAGTTCTTGGTATGATATTATAAAAATAAGGTTTCTAACGGAGCGTATAAGATAGGGGTAGGGCAATAACTGTCCTACCCTGTTTGTTATAACAGGTTTGCTTCTAATAGAAGAGCAAAAGAGCCTATGCACAAAAAGGGAGTGCGGTTACATATAAAAAAACTTTTGAGGGTTAGGAAACATTAACAGTCAAATAAATACCAATCTAATTAGTGGTATGATTTGTATTGGGTTGGATTAAGTTACGTGAAAAGTGTAATCAAACTGTAATCGCGATAAAGAAAAAGGAGCTAAGTCATTAACTTAACTCCTTGATGCTCAATAGTCGGGGTGACTGGAAACTTATTCCCGATATTATATTGCTGAGTATAAGCACTTTAATAATTGTATGCTTTGTATAAAACATACAGAATGTATGTTTCTGTATGTTATTCTTTTGATTGTTTCAATAAGATATTAATCATTCGTTCTTTTTCATCAATAACTCGTTGCTTCTCTTCGATAATTCGTTCTTTTTCCTGTAAAATCCGGTTCAATAAATCATTCTCTTTCTTAAATTCAGAAATAGAAATATCTCCAACATTATTACCATCACCATTAACATTATGACCTATTTGAACTTTTTGTTCTCTATCAAAAAAATAATCCAAAGGAACTCCAAAGTAGTCCGCTATAGTCTCTAATTTGTAAACTCCAGGTTCACTATTGCCATTAATGGATTTTTGGTACCATGATTTTTTTATACCTGATTCCTCAAAGAATCTCTCATTAGACATGCCAGATTCTTCTATTAACTTCCTGATTTTATCTCTGTTAAGCATATAATTATAAAATAGACATATTCTAAATAATATAAAATAGTAATCTTTATCGTGTAAAATAGCAATCTATTGATTACTATTTTATATATTTGCGTTATAAATATAAGACTAAAATTTATATTCCAAATGAAAGAAAGTGATAAATCTAACAGAATTACATTTATTGAGTATTATTTTACCCTTAGTCCAAAAGAAAAACAGAGAGTGAGAGATGAATTCTTGAAATCGTCCGGTATATCATATCCTACTTGGTATAGTAAATTGAATAGGAATAATTTTTCCATTCTAGAAATGAAAGAACTATCTCGTATCTGTAATTTGGAATTTATCGAATAATATTTTAGTTAAATCTCATGGCGATATTGAAAACCTAAATAATTAATCATTATGTCTAAAAGTAATGTAAATCAGCTTTTTACAACGATAAAAAGCAAAAATGAGAAGTTCGTAATAAAAGTAGGGAAACCAACAAACTTGAAGTTTAACATCTTCTTAAACTTCAATCCACATGCTTATCCTCATTTTATAGATGCAATTGAAAATCTATCCTATCTCATGCTAGAAAGAGTTAGCGATTATGATGGAGAATCAGGAGGATTAGCTATTAAATTAGAAAAAAAGGATGTTCTTTCTGAATTCATTGAAGAGATCACGGAGATATTATATCGAAATGTGGAGAATATAGAACCGATAAATACGACTCATAAAGGGACAAAAAATAATGAGAATAAAGAAAGCAATATAAACTGATATAATCATGAACAAGAATAGGCATCGGTTTACGATTGAAGAAATAAAAACAATAGAAAGGTTATATCCAAATCATACAAACCGGGAAATAGCTCAAATTATTGGTTGTACTGTATATGCTATTAATAACCGTGCACATATGATGGGATTGAAAAAACCTATTGAATTTGTGATGAAAACAAATAGAACTCTCGGAAAAAAGTTAGCGGACAAGAACCTTGGTGTTCGTTTTAGTAAAGGGCATATACCTAAAAATAAAGGGAAAAGGCTCTCTCCTGAGTTATATAAACGTTGCCAAAGCTCCATGTTCAAAAAGGGACATATTCCTACTAACACACTTTATGATGGCGCAGAACGAATTCGAATTGATAAGCGCGGTAAGCCTTTTATATTTATTCGAATATCTTTGGGTAAATGGGTACATAAACATATCATGTTATGGGAGCAAAAATATGGTAAAATCCCTGTCAATAAAATACTATATTGTAAAGATGGCAATACATTAAATTGTAATCCTGAAAATTGGGAACTGTTAACAAGGGCAGAAAGTATGGAACGATGTCGTCATAGCGATGAAACCATTGCTATGCAAATAGCTGGAAGAGATAAAAAGATGCAACGAATAATTTTAGAGGATAACCGGGATCTGATAGACTTAAAACGAATGACTAATTACCTTAAAAAAGAGATAAATGAATGCACTTGAAAAATTAAGAAGTATGGTTAACAAACCATTCCTCTACAATAATGAAGAGGTTGTTATATTAGGTTATTGTGATGGAACAGGGGATGACGGTGACGAAATCGAAATATATCTGAATAATGGAAAAACGTTGGTATATAATATAGGTGACTTAATTATTAAATTGGAGCGTTTCAAACCAGTAACCTCACAAGTCATCATTTTAACCAATAAAAGGTTAGATTCTGTATCTACTGTTAACCCAACTATAATCCAACAGATGAGAGATACTATACTTAAACAAATAGAAGCGGTAAAAGAAAGCCCGGCTGCTGTTAATCAAGCGAAACAAGTATTTCAAGGAGTAAATACTTTGATAAATTTGGCTAAGACCGAGCTTGAGTATCGAAAATATATAAATGAATTAGAGCAAAATAAATAGAAATGGGCGAAAATACTTTATTTAAAGCAGAAGAAATGCAGGATAGTACAGCTACTGCTATTCAAGAAAGTGATACACGCATTCAACGTATGAGTAAGATATTTGCTAAAAGAACAAATCTTTCAAGTGATACGTGCCATTTGATGATAGCTTATCAGCGAGGTGCAATAGATATGAAAAATATCGTTCTCGAAGCGCTATGTAGAGATTGTCCATGTCGGGGCGATTGCAAGGAAAATGAAGAATATGTTGATTGTGAATCATACAATAACATTAGTAGAATATTCGATAAATAACCCTCAAAACCAAACTATATGAAAATACACTATTTCTACAGAAGAGAGTATAATAAAGGTTTCTATAATCTTGAAATCGTAGCCTGGTTGGAAGAAAAGGAAACATCAAGGCTGGGTCATGAGAGGTTAGGCTTTACTCGATTGGAAAGGTTGAGAATATTTCTATCAAAGGATAATGAATTCTATCATAACCATCAAATTGAGCATGAATTTGCTGAAAATAGCTGTATGGGACATTATGCTCATACCCGTAAAGAGTTATTTGAGGCTATGAAAAAACATTCATTATTTCCTATAGATAGTCGTAATTACGAAAGATTTCGGAAAGTTGCTATTGCGCTTTATCACAGGCAACCATTAGTCGATTTTTCTAAATTCAAAGGTAAGCAAACATACTCAATACATCAAATCATAGGTGATTAACGTATAAAATTAAAAACTTGAACCTAATGCTGTATAGGCAAGCGTAGCGAAATATGTGTGATTGTTTTGATAAAGTAGAAGCGAATTTGAAAGAAAAGACTGGTGATCCGGAAGCATCTTTAAATTATATGTACGCCATGCCGTCTTTTGAAAAGAAACCAGTAATAGAAGCAACATACCGGAATAAGAAAAAAGATGGTACATTCAATAAAACAGAAAATACTATATCTATCGCTTATCCTTTCTGCCCATTTTGTGGGAAGAAGTTTTCAGAAGGTGAATAATTCAATACAAAAGAAGACATGAGTAAAACTAAGAATCGTAGGCTTGCGCTACGAGCCTATAAAATCAGAGTTAAACAATACCCTTACAATAAGCCATTGATTGATAGAAACAATCTCGCTTTTGTCCGTAAGGAAAATGATGGGAACCGATGTGATTGTTTTGGGCATTGGCTTAACTATTGGAATACCATGCCATTTTAATTAACTAATAACCAATATGAAAATGAAGAATATAAATGATTTAGTTTTTAATCCTCATCCAATAGCGAAAGAAGCCGAGAAACTTCCATCAGATATGAGGCAAATGTACGCTGAATCCAAACAGGCAAAAATGGATTTTGAAAATGGATATGGAATTAGTGTTCTGTTTGGTTCGATGTTTTATTCCAACGGCATAGATACTTATGAAGTTGGAATACTCAAAGATGGGGTATTGTGCTATAATACGCCAATAACAAACGATGTAATAGGTTATGTCACAGCAGACGAAGTAACTGACATTATGAGGAAAATTCAAGAATTACCAATTGACTAATAACAGATACAGAAATGAAACAAGATATAGAAGTAGCGTCAAGAATTGAACGTGAGAAGATTATACAAGAGCTTCATGTTGCCTATAAAATTCATAAAGACTCGAAACACTACATAATATCCAGTGCGGCAATTCAAAAATATGCTGTTCCTCTTTTTAAGGCTGGTGCAGAATGGCAGGCAAGGCAAATGGCATGGGTAAACGTGAACGATAAAATGCCGGAGGATGGAATTGATGTGGATGAGAGAACCATTTTTGCACATACCAAAAATGTAATTGTACTCTATAAAAATGGATGTGTAGGGAAAGGGAAACGCATTTATATAGATAATAAGAAAGGGTGGCAATGGTCTTGTCTCAAAGGCGAAGATATTACCCATTGGATGTATTATCCCAATTAACTAATAACGAAGTAGGAATGAATAAATCTATCGAGAAATATATAGGAGTTGGGAAACTTAGCTCCATACCTATAAAGCAAGCTCTTATTTTCCAAAAGATATATGACATATATCACGGAGTAGGGAAAGATGATATCGTGCTATTAACTGCAATAGATGTGTATAAACGCTTATATCCGAAAATATGTGGTTTGTCACATGAGCAGCAGCTTGATATTATTCATGAATCTACCATGATTGCTTACGATGCCCGTACAAAGGCATTTGAGCACATGATTAACTATAATCCAAATAACGAATAACAAAAAGATAGAAAGGAATATTAAAAAATGGATGAACAGACAAAAAAATTAGCATCTCTGAATGAACGGGAAGCGGAAAATATGGCAGTAGAACAATTTACTAAGCTATATAATGAAATTGACGAAAAAGACCTTGATATGTCAAAGTTGGAACTGGCTCTTAGAAATACATTTTCCGCTGGAATGGTATATAAAGAGGCTGTGATGGAAAAAGAAAAGGAGAATACTAAAAGCTATGAAAACGGAGTAAGAGAAATGCGTGATATTGCAATAGACCTTGACGGTGATGATGATTTCTTTGATAAGGTATGGGATAAAGCGACTGAACTAATCCAAGGGTTTAATTCATAAATAACAAAATTTGGAGTAAAATTTTGAATAGAAAGGAATCAAAATGAAAACATTTGAAGTAACATTAACGATTGAAGCGTCCGACTGTACCACTGTAGAGGATGTTTGTAAATCTTTAGAAGAGAATAGTTCCCTTATCGAATTTGATTTATCAGAAGGGAATATCACGGATATTAATGTATCAGAGTTAGAATTTGAGTAAAAACCTAAGAATATTATCATGGATAAAGAAATTATAAAAAAATCAAGTGTACTTATCAACGAGGGATGCAGTATTATTAATCGCTTGTTTTTAGTTTGCGCTATGTCTGAATCGGACGAATTAAAGGAGTTTCTTGACGATTTAGAGATAGAGAGTTGGCGAAGTATTCTTCCGTCTATAAGTGAAACTACTTTGGATAGATACGATGATAACAAGGCAGAGTTACTATATGATAAAGGCATACATGGGTTACTGGCTGAGTGCCACTATAATGTAATGGATGATTTCGACTTCCACGAAAACGGTTCTTTCCGGTCGTGTGGTAATACTTGCAGCTTTATGAGTTTTATTGTATATGCAGAGAATCTCAATGAATTAATGGACAAGGTTCTGGCTAAAGACAAAGAGTTATTCAATCTTCAAATAGAGGAAGCGAGAATAAAACAAGGGATCAAAGTTAACTCCTAACCAATATAAAAATGAAAGATAAATGGGATAATTATATTGACTCACTTAGCGCATTTGGTGAAGATATAACAGAGTTACTGATAGCTTTAAAACCAGGTCCAAAGACTGACAAGATAAAGAAACAAGTCAATCTCAGATGGGAAAAACTCCGTAAATTGACTGATGCCATTGGTGAATTAATTGTTCCGATCGATCCGGAAGATATTATATTACCATATGAAAATCCGCAATTTGCTGAATATTGGAAAAGGTACAAAGAATACCTACAGGAAGAACATCATATTTTTATGCAATCCCGGAGGGAAAACGAATTACTCAAAGTTTTGAAAGTATGGGGAGGTGAATCAGATAAAAAAGCTATTTCCATACTTTCTTTCCTTATCCGCAGCGGGTACCGTTCTTTCTTCAAGCCTACTGACAGGCAATTATCAGGAGACGAGCCGGCAACAGCAACAGAGGAACAACAACAATTTAGTATGAACATCAACAAACATTCTCAAATTTAATACCTATGAATGAAAGGCAAGAAAACGTTTATCAACAATATCCGACTTACGAAAATTTTTTAGCGGCACAAGGACCTAATCAAATTCTGATCAATTTCAGCAATATCCATGAGATTGAAGAATCTATTTCCGTACCGAGGCTTTCCATCGCAGAAATGAATGAGATATATTTACGAAACGATTTCAATCCGGGAATAGATTACTATGTCAAATGGCTCAATTTCTTTAATAAATTCAGTAATATCAATAAAGCAATGCCAATGGACATAGTTAACTGGGCTGCCATCCAACTATATCTCCGTTACTGTCATTTTTATTTCGCGGATTTGAAAGTAATTTTCGTGAAAATTTTAGAAGCGAAATATGGCAAGTTTTTCGGGAGCGTCGATACTGTACTTATTATGTCCGCTTTTCTTCAATATAACGAAGAAAGAGAGCGTTTACTGCATAAAGAAAAAGAACGCAAAGCCATAGAATACGAATCGTGGCGCAAAGTACGTTCCGAGCAATTGAGGACAGAGGTATATAATGAGTTATCGAGCAAACATCCTGATTGGTTAACCGGACAAATATACGAGCATATGAATCAGGTGGTTGTACAGAGAATTGCCTTGGAAGCTAAAGAAAGATTTAAATAAAAATGGCTAAACAAGTAAAACAGTTAGGTATTGCTCAAAATAGTATAGGTTTTAATGACGGTGATAAACTACAAAAAGCTGTAGATTTCATCTTAGACACCTATGATATTAGAAAAGCAATGTATGATCCAGCCAAAATATATGTCCGTTATAAGGATAAGGAACTGGACGAGGGAATTTTGGATTTTGACAGGATCTCATTAGACCTTCAGGAGTATGGTATAAGCATCAGTGATACCATACTCAAAAAGATTCTCCGTTCTGACAAATATATCAAGGCTTATAATCCAATAAAAGAATATTTTGATAAGATACGTGGTTCATTTAAAGATCCATCCCAGATTGAACTTCTATCAAAACATTTGATTGCTCGTTCATGGGATGATAAGCCGGAGGGATATTACCAGGAACGAGCGGGAAAGTTACTGAAAAAATGGCTTGTGGCCTGTGTCGCTTGTTGGCTTGGAGGTCATCAGAACGAAGTAATGCTCACCCTTATTCAAATGAAAGAAGGAGTGGGCAAAACTTATTTTTCAGAATGGATTGTTCCGGATTGCCTGAAAGAATATTATGTGAAAAGTAAAAGGGAAGATCGGTTTGACATGGAAGATGCTTTTACCAGGAATATGATTGTCTGCTTTGACGAGTTAGTAGGTTTAACAAAAGGAACAGCAGATATCTTTAAGGCCACCATCGCAACTAAAAATATATGGGTGAAAAGAAGAAATGACGAATATCCGATCGCCCGGCCCCGATTAGCATGCGCCATCGGCACGACCAACCGAAATCAGGAACTAAACGGATTCCTGCAGGAATGCTTTGGATATCGTCGGTTTGCCTGTATTGAATTGGCCGACATCAACCGGGAATACTCCAAACTCTGTGATAAGGATCTATTATGGGCGGAAGCATTGATGTTATATGAGAATTCTGCTTTTGATTACATATTCAATCAGGAGGATTTTGATGAATTCAAAGCCTATAATCAAAGATATGTAGTGGAATATCCGGCTCTTAAATACGTGCGTTTATATTTGGCCCGTCCCGATGGTCCGGATGAAGGTCAGATGCTCAACCCCACCGAAATTTGTAAGGCACTACGGAAAGCAAACAAAATTAATAGAGAGGACTTGTTAGCTGTCAATCCACAAAAAGTCGGAGCAGCTCTTACTTCATTAGGATATATACAAAAATCCGATCGATCAGGTTCCACTCCTCGCTATCGCTATCACGTAATACTTAATATATAATATCATAATTCTTTTATGTTTTTATTCAAATAAAGAAGAGAAGAAAATAATAAATTATACCTATAAAGAAAAAATTATGAAAGAGTTGGGGTACTACTTACTACAAAGTTTAAAAGTTACTGTATATAAGGTGGTTAGGCGTAGTAACTTATGCGTTTTTAATATACCTACTACAAGATACTACAGCTTACTACATTTTTATCCTTTTTCTTTTGAAATACGAAATAAAGCATTGATAATGATTGTGTTACATGCTTGTAGTAACATAGTAGGTATAAAACCATGTTTGATTTTAATTTTAAAAAAGTAGTTTTATGGAAAAACCATTCGTTATAATAGATCTAGAGCCACATTTACATGATTTTTTATATCATGACTTTGAGGCAGATAAAGATGGAGGGATTTTGCTCAATACATCTAATGAAATTGGTAGATACATCCAGTCAATGATATCCGTTTCCGATTTACCTGTAAGACTTCCTTCAATGGAAAATCCAATTTCCTTAATTTTACCTATTCAGGAATGGAATCATTATGTTATTAACCATAATTTCATTCATGTTGTAAAATGGAAAGCAAAAATGATTCAGGACTTCTTAGAAGCTATGTGGAGAATTCGTGTAAGAGAATATTTTGTTGCCGGATATGAAAAAGGCTATAATCAGGACCGGATTATTAATGCTTTTTTGACTTCATATAATATCAAGAAAAACAAGGTTTCCTATGATCAAATTAAGAAAATAGACTATCGGAATCGTAAAAAAATAAACAAACAGATTGCAAATGAGATTCAACTATCTCTGTTTGAGTAGCTTACGTTTTATTTAAGTAAAACACAGTAGTTTGTTGTTTTTTTAATTAGTAATTTAAGTAAAATCTTAATATACAAATGGTTATGAATAGTATTTTTGATAAAAAGTCACAAATTTGTGCGATCTACTTTATGCCACTTTCAAAAGCAAGAGTAGAAGATTATCCCGGTTCGTCTTATATTACTTTTATTAGTGGAATCTGGACCAGAATAAATTTTAGTAAAGCTGATTTCAAAGAAAAACAATCCGGAAATGGAGAATTAATAGAACAAACCTTTGAAGCAACCATAACAAATACTGATAGTGATAATGAAGCAATACTCCAGGCGGTGGTATCCGAATTAGGTTTTCTACGTATAGATTATACTAATGGTGGCATAAAAGTGGCGGGAACCGACAAATTCCCTGTATTATTGGAAAAAGATAGAAGTGGTTCTCCAGCAATTTTTAAGTTAAGTTTCAAACGGCAAAGCCCTGAATTTGCAAAGTATTTCAAGTCCTTTTAATACCTTCCTGTTCATGGTAATTTTGTATCAATAATAATTGTACAAAGTTACTATGAGCTTTTCAATCCTATATTCTGCAATTACACGTGGTAAATGGTTCATCGACTTCCGGGAAGTAGATGCACATCAAATGTTGATTCATTCTTTTCTGGAACGTGACATCGAAATGGAAAACAAATCGAAACTTTCAGAACGTGAACCAATACCTTTTCTTATGAATTCCGGTGCGGAAGTATTTTACGGAACAGATTATTTACAAGCTCCGGCCAATAGTACGGCTATTATTCCTTTACATGGTTCCATGCTAAAGTATGGTACTTATTGTTCTTATGGTACGACGGAAATTGCAGATATGATTGATATGGCTGTCGAATCGCCTAAAATATCCGGTTTGATACTTGACATCGATTCCGGAGGAGGAAGTGTTGATGCTATTGCTCCGTTAGTCTGTTCAATTCAAAATGCCCGCAAGAAGCAGAAATGCGTGATAGCTTATGCCGATTTATGTGCATCCGCTGCTTACTATGTAGCCTGTTACTGTAATGAAATAATAGCTTCAAATAATATTTCATCGGAATTTGGCAGTATTGGCGTTATGATGAGTTTTATGGATTATGAGAAGTATTATGAGAGCAATGGAGTAAAGCAGCATACGATTTACAGTGATTTATCCAATTATAAAAATGAGCCGTTTGAGCTTGCAAGAAAAGGAGAATATGAAAAAATCAGATCAGAGGAACTCAATCCGCTTGCGAGGAAGTTCCAAGAAGCAGTTAAACATCAGCGAGGTGACAAACTTAACCAGTCGATCGAAGGGATACTTGCCGGGAGGATGTTCTATGCTGAAACAGCCCAAGAAAATGGCTTGATTGACAATATGGGAAATATGGATTATGCCATTCAGAGAGTTAACGAGATACGCAGGGATGCGGTTGTAAATGAATATATTAATTCTAAATTTTAAATGCGATGTTTGAGAAAGTATTAGCAGCAGTCATGGGATTCATTGGCGTTTCTGCTTTTGCAAAAAATGCAGATGGAAAATCTGAAATGACCAGTGACCAGGAAAAAAGACTCACGGATAAGTGGGGGTCTAAATTTGTTGAAGAGTTTAAAAATGATCTCTTGGAGTACGAAAAGAACGGAAATGCTGCAGAAGACGCCGTTACTGCAGAGAAATTGGCTGAAATGGAGGCAGAAAAAGAAAAGTATGCCAAAGAATTGAAAGAGACAAAGGAGAAAATTGTATCCCTTGAGAGTGAAAAAAAAGAATTTCAGGCAACAATAGCAAAGTTGGAAAAACAAGAAATTCCGGATACCGGTATTCATGTTTCCGGAAGACAAGGGACAAAGAACAAATTCAAGCCTGATATGGGGTTATTGCATAATAAAGTTCTGGATAACTATTTTAATGGCGATCAAACAATGCAATATACAGGTGATGGAACAATCAATACGGAAGAACTTAAAAAGGAATTTGGTAAGTATGTGTCATCTGAAAAGATAGAGATCCTGAATACCCTGATGGCTCCGGTTTCTTCTACGAAATACATGACGACAGTCATTACCGACAAAACAGAATGGAGAGCTTCACAGGCACATATCGAATCCGTATTGCAACAATTCACTCCTTATTGGACTCCGAGTGGAAAGGCAAAATTCACACCTTTGAAGATAGCCAACTTCAAACTGAAAATCAATGTGCCTATCAAGCCGTCTGATATTATGGAAGATATCATCGGTTATTTTTATGATGAAAGTCTAAAACCGGAAGATATGCCTATTGTTAAGTATATCATTGAAGTTTTAGTAAGGCCGGTACTGGAAGAAGATCGCGAAAACGCCTTGGCATCAGGTGAATTTAAAGAAGTGACAGTTACTACGGATGGTGAAGCGGGAAGTGACCCGATGGAATCAATGGACGGTTATTTGACAATCTTGAAAAAACTCAAGAAAAATAACACTGAAATTGGTGCTTGGCTACTCGATGGAGTTACTTTGACACAAGATAACATTTTTGAAAAGATGGATACGGTTGTAGACAGTATCTCCAAGAAGTATAAGCGCAAAAAGCTGACTATCCATGCAGATCCGGATTTAATTACCATGTATGGACGTGCATATCGGGCAAAATATCCAAATACGAAAAATGAAGATGGTGAGAATATGAGAGTTGATTTTTCAAAATTAACTTTTGCTCCTTTGGATGGTATGACTGGAACGAAAGCATTCTTCATTACTCCTAAAGAGAACTTTAAACATTTGCGTTCTAAAAATTTGGCGGCACAAAAAATTTGGATGCAAGGCGAAAATTACGATGTGAAAGTCTTTGGAGAATGGTGGGAAGCTACAGGGTTTGCTATTGCCGAAGCAATATTTGCATATCTTCCCCCGGAAGAGTCTGGCTCTAAAGCGACTTCATCTTCATCCGAGCAAGGAGGTCTTTAATCATTAAATAAAGGAGATTTTATTATGGCTGACGAAATTAAATATCAGTTCTCATCAGTTCCTAAAAAGGAATCAAATGCAGGACGCCCTAAGGGGAAGAAATCTTATATCATTCTATTCCGTTGGGATGATGTGGCAAAATATTCCAGAGACGCAAAAGGAGTAAAAGTTATAGAATTTGAAATGTCTGCGGGCAAGAAACCTATTGCCGTTTATGCAACAGACAGTACCATCAATATTTATCATACAAGTGAAGGCGAAGATGATGCACGTGGTCTTATCCATCATGTGGATTATGAACATCCCGGTACCGAACTTGAACATGATGAATTTGTGAACAATAACCTCAATGAGAATTTAGGGGCAATAGTGTTTGGCTGTTCCGGTGATAACGCAAAAATAGCCGGAACTCCATGTACCCCCTTGAAAATGACAAAGGCTGATTCTCAGGACAATAAAGACGGTGATAAAAATACCATTAATTTGGCTAGTACTTTAAGAGGAGGAACAATCGGACATATTGCAAAATCGTTGGTTCCGGAAACGGATGACACTGAAATTAATGCTATTCTTGGCATCAAGACCGGATCTGCATCCGGAGGTATGTAGTTATGTTTTAAGTTTAGGTTTAGAAAGGCTTGGTACGCGAGTATCGGGCCTTTTGTCCTTTTAACAATAGGCATGTAGGGCTACTTTTGTGATATTGATTAAAATTAATTAATATGAAAACAAATGAAACAAAGGCTGCTAAAGCCAAAGAAGAAGTTACCGAAGTTGAAGAAGTAACTCAGGAAGTAGTTCAAGAAACAAAAAAAGAAGTTCACGTACTATCGGTAGTTATTCCTTATGTAAAAAATGAGGCGCAAGGGGAAGAGTTAAGGCATGCGATAACCTCCATACAAAGAAATTTTCTTGATAACCATAGAATTATAGTTATTGGAGATTCTGAAGATTGGTTTGAAGGTGAAGAAGTTATCTTTATTGCTCATGAACGTACAAGTAAGAATCCTCAAATAGATGTGTGTCAGAAAATGGAGTTGGCTATTACTTCGGAACTGGTATCAAGAGATTTTGTATGGACAAACGATGATATCTACTTTGTTTCTCCGGTAATGTTAGCAGATATTCAAGTTCTCAAGTGTATCGGTGAACTTAATCCTGATAAGTTCAAAGGCATTTATTCGCAAAATCTCCAAAATACAATGGCATTATTGGATAGTTACAAACTTCCTAAGAATAATTTTGCTACGCATACTCCGGTAGTATTTAATAAAGAACGTTTAGCTTGTATACTTGATAATTTACCGGAAAAAGAAACTAAAGGCTATTTAATTTCTTCTCTTTATTTTAACTCTCAATTTCCTACAACTATTCCCATTCAGTTAGATTGGCGTATAGATAACTGGTGTTTACCTGTTATTACCGAAAATCCGGATCCGACGAAATTTCGCGAGTTACTTGCAAAAAAGAAATTCCTCAATAATGCCGAAAGCGGGTATTCACGGTTTCTCATGGATGAACTTGAAATGTTGTTATGGCAAAATCCTGAAGAGGAATGAAGGACAAAAAGGAAAAACCTCCCTAAAAAGATACCTTTTAGGGAGGAATTTCCTTTCCTTAATGAAGCAAATTGCCCGGTTGAGTTAGAGGCTCTTACTTCCCGTAAATTCAATAGCTATTACTCTTATATAGATTATCATCGTAAGTTACGGGATTGTACTAATCTACAGGAAGCTGCCGATATTTCGAAAAAAATTATAGACAACTATATAGAGAATCGGGCAATATGGGAGGAACTAAATTGGTATAAAGATCATGGAGTACTGCTTGGCAAACATCCCATATTTAATGAATTCAAAAGACGGAAAGAATTGCTTGGCATGTCTATAAAAGAATTGGTACTCCGGCAACAGAAGATCGAACAAAACATTTGGCGTGTGAAAAATGAATTGAAGAAAGGTGATAAACCACATTTGGAAACAGAAAGAAAACAAAGGCTTACCGGCTATGAAAAAGAACTGAAAGAGGTAAAGAGGTTGCTTGAATGAAAAATTATTTCGTATTGGATGAGCTGGAAGAAGAAATGCGTGATGCCAAAATGTTCTCTAGGCGGTTTGAAATGCTCTATACCTTTAAATTGAATAACCTGAAAGAGCTATGTGGAAGGCTACCGAATGATGATGAAATATTTTTTATTGAAACAAAGAAAAGTTTCACAGCCTTTACTTTTATTGTTTACCTGGTTAAACATGTCGGTTATATTGAGCACCTGTATATAGCGACATATTCTACCAATGAACGCATTATAAATGCATTATTACGCTGGCAAGACAAAGGAGTGATAGGAAACATACATTTGCATATTTCTGAAACAATCAAATTCCGTATGCCGAAAATATTCGAACGTTTGATGGCATTGCAAAGAGATGGTACTATTCAGTTATCTTTCGCTTGGAGCCATAAAAAGATAACTTGCATGGATACGGCAGCCGGATGTTACGTCGTGGAAGGTTCCGGAAATTATGGTGAGAATGCAATGGAAGAACAGTATGTATTTTTAAAAAGTAAAAAGATTTATGAGTTTCGTAGCGGACGAATTAGTTAAGTGGAAAGATAAACCAGACTGGTATTCCCGGATTGATTTCGATGAGTATGAACGTCTGGCGGCAATTGGCTATCAACCTAAACAGATAGCTATGTATTATCATATTCCTTTCGATGAATTTCAATGGGATTTTAATTTGATAGGTTCTCCTCTTAAATTCCATTACGATCGTGGTAAATTGCTTCAACAGGCAAAGGAGGGAATTTCCATGAGTGTGGCATCTGAAACAGGAGAGAATGTTACACAGGCACAACGGTTTGATAAATTACGTAGGGAAATTGCATTCCAAAACGCAGTAAATGATATATTTTACGGAGACATAGGGTAATGTTTGAAACATCTTATTTTGACCGTCTGCAGGATTACCTGGCATCGGGATGTACGGAAGAACTCACAGATGATGAGTTGGATTATTATAATGCATTGTACGCCATGATCGGTATTAACCGTAAATATGGAAAAGAAAATGCAATCGCTTTTCTCAGGCATAAACCTTTCGAATTATCATTCCAACGTGCACGTGAAATGTATTCCGAAGCTATTAACCTCTTCTATGCAGATGACACTATAGAAAACCGTGCACACAGGAATATGCTTTATGAGAACTTGACTAAAGCAGCTCAGGTGGTTTTATCAACTTCTCTCGGTTCTAAGGATATGGAAGTATATGGAGATTTACTATTTAAGGCTTGGAAGATAAAGCAGCTTGATCGACAGGATACTGAGAAATTGGAAGAGCCCAAAGATAAACCGATTAAAATTTATGCGCTTGATTCAAAAATGGTGGGAATTCAATCGGTAGACAGATTACAACTCGCTGCACAAATTGATAATATTCCGGATATTGCAGAAAAAGAACGTGTTCGTCTCAAACGGGATGCTCAAATTATAGAAGTTGACTTTATAGAAATGTTAGATGACCAGAAAGAAAAAACTAAGGATATCTGATGAAGTGGAAGTCCGGTACCAGAACTGGACTGCCCAACTGCTCTCTATAATGATGCCTTGGGCACTCTATTGGATTGCGGGGCGCGCTTCTGCTAAAACTACCCAAGTACTTGCCGAGCGTGTTCAGGAAGCCGTAATGGATTGTTCCGGTGCACCTTTTTGTTGGTGCTCCGATACATATTCGGATTTGCATAAAAATGTAATACCCTCACTGATCGACGGACTTGCCATGTTGGGATGGTATGAAGGCAAACACTTCGTGATTAATAAAGAACCTCCGGAGGCATGGAAACGCAGAATGTATAATGTTTGCACGGAATGGAAGAACACAATGGTATTTTATACCGGATTCAATTTTACTTTTATCTCACTGGATCGTCCATCAATCGGTGCGGGACGATCTTATGTAGGTTTATTCGGTGATGAAGTGAAATATTTCCCGGAAGAGAAGTTCACCAACTTATTAAAGGCCGTTCGGGGATTCCGTGTTAAATATGGGAATAGTGTATGGTATCGTAGCCGTACTTTAACCACGGATATGCCGAATCCTAACCATATAGGAGAATATGATTGGATATTAAAACTGGCAAAACTGAATGACAAGCAAAAAATCCTTCTGATGCTCCAAGCTGGATTCGTATATAACGACACTAAGAAAACTTATGTGGCACTACTTCAGGAATACAATGAGACAAAAGAGAAATTCCGAAAACGACAGGTGAATGAATCGGAAGTGGCAAAACTGAAAAGGAAATTAGATCTTGCGGGACGTAACATGAAACGTTGGGAAGAAAGATGGATCAAGACGCGCAACCGTACTTCTTTCTTTTGGATATCCTCTTCCTATGTCAATGTGGATATATTGGGAATGGATTGGTTCAGTGACGAATTTTCAGAAGCGCTGGAAGGTATTTTATGTAATATACTCTCTATCATACCTAAACTGGAAGCCGGAAAGATGTTTTATTGTAATCTTGCCGTTCGCCATTTCTACGCTGATGGATTCAACAATGAAGTTATTGACAAACATCCGATCGGTTGGAACGAAACGTGCGATGCACTCAGATATTTGGATTTGAATAAACCGATAGAAGCGGGCATGGATGCAGGAAATATGCTTTCTATGGTGTTCGGACAACAAAGCGGACATACTTATAGAATCTTAAAAGAATTGTTTACCTTACCCCCTAATGGTGTTCGTGTGCTTGCAGATGGATTCCTCACCTACTTTGCTCCTCACCGTCGAAAAATACTCAAACTGTATTATGACCGTTCCATGAACAATTACAAGAAAGTATCTGCAGATATGGCAACACAAATAAAGAAAGCCATTGAATACAGGGATGATGGTACTCGTACAGGATGGCAGGTGCAATTAATGAGTATAGGACAAGGAAATATCTCAAGTAACCTTGAATATCGTATGTTTATGAGCCTGCTTAATGAGGAATTGGAACGTACTCTATTCTCCTTACGGATAGACAGGCATAATTGCCCTAACCTAAAGAGTGAAATGGAGATTACAAAAACCAAGATGGCTACTTCCTCACGGGATGGCAACCAGATAATAGTAAAAGAAAAGACCGGAGATAAATTACCCACTGTCCGCCTGCCGAAAGAAAGCACCAACCTGACGGATGCTCTCAAATATCTTATTATGCGTAAGGCATGGATCAGAGTGTGGGAACTCGGTCGTAAGTCCTCGTTATCAATGGGGATGGATCCCAAATAGTAACCAGTTCATTTGAATGTGTGAGCCTCGTGGTCTGTGAAGATAGCGGGGCTCTTTTTTACACCTACCTGAAGGTAGGCAGATAGGTACATTTTCATAGATGAAAATGCGTAGTGGTGGGATTTGGTAAATTATTATCACATTTCCATCTTTATGAATTGTTTGCGATTGCAGCCCTAAGTCGGCGCGGGTCGGGCATAACTGCGTGTTTATTGCGGCTTTTTTAAAGTCGCAATAGGATTATAACCTGAAAATCAAATAGTTAAAGTTTGCAAACAACTTTTTTGCCTCAAATATCATCCCAAATTCAGCTAAACTCACCCTGTTTCAACTAAAAACGGATAAAAAAAACTTATTCGCTTGAAAGGCAGGTAAATGTCAATCCAAGAAAGAAAAATATCGCACATGTATATAATGTTCTGTTTGTCAATGTTTTATGTATTGTGTATTATAAATAAAAGTCGTATATTTGTTATGTAATCAAAAGGGGATAAGGTCGCACACTTCCCCGAAATTTATGTTTAATTTTTTAATACATTATTTTTTATGAAAAATTTAAGTAAGAGCGTAAAAAATTCGCAAGAGAAAGCAATCGTTTTAGGTAATGGCAAGAAAGAAGCTACAAAAGATTTAGTGCCTGCGGTATTAATTGTTCATTCTGATATCAAAAAAGAAGAACCGAAAGAAACGGAACAGCCAAAAACAGAAGCAATAACACAGGAACAACCCCATGCGGAACAAGAACAGGCGCATCAAGAACAAGTAAAAAACGAAACCACACAAGAGCAACCAAAACGGCTGACGATGGAAGAACTTAACGATAAAGCCGATAGGCTATATCTGCAACGTCAGAAATACCAAACTATTAAAGAAAAAATAAAGCAGCTTGAAAGTTTTACTATCTCTCATGATAACAACAACGCACAGTTAACACTTATAGATGCAAACGGTCTTTCTATAAAAACAAGCAATCCTCAAAGCATAGGCAAATTATTAACTGATTGGATGGCAGACCTTGTTTTGCATCTTGGAGTTATCGAGAATGAAATGCGTAAACAGTTGGAAGCATAAAAAACAAAATACCCCCGTAGCGTTCGCACCGCTGCGAGGGTAAAATCAAACCGAAGTTTAATTTTTTAATACGTTACAAAGATGAATAATTTATTTGATTCAGCCAAGACAATACAGGAAAAAAGAGAGATTTTAAAGAGTTTATCAAAACCGCTGCAATTACTCGTTAAATCAGAAGCATTAGACAGTGTGAACGAGGGATTAAAAGCGATTTATAAAGAATCGGGTCACTCTGAACTAAAGACTTTAAACCAATGGAACAAAGAGGGAAAACGCATCCGAAAAGGGGAACACGCTCTTTGTCTATGGGGTAAACCGAAACAAAAGGAAGATTCAGAAAACACGCATAACGACACAACGGAAAACGGCACAGAAGAAAATGATTCATTGAATTTCTTCCCTATCTGTTTTGTGTTTTCAAATTTACAAGTCTATGAAAAAGAAGAGTGATTTAAAGCCATTCGGAGATTATTTAGAAATAATTTCCCACTCACATGACCGATACAAGGTATTTGATGATTTCTTAACTATAATCGTCTGTACCTTGTCGCTCGGAAGAAAAGAGGAACTTTATAAAAGCACAATAAAGCCCTATACAAAGGAAGAAATAGACTTGTTTTGCTCTGCATATGCTTCCCTTATCAATCAAATGGATAGGAATCAATTTAACGATCCATTCGGGGATTATTTTGGAGAACATCTATCTAATGCACAAAATGGGCAGTTTTTCACACCTCAATATGTTTCTGATTTAATGGCGGTACTTGCCAATGTGCCCAAAGCAGGTAAAGATACTGGAAATGAAAAAGATAAAAGGGTGTACGACCCGGCATGCGGAAGCGGTCGCTTACTTCTTTCTTCTGCAAAATTAAATCGCGAACGCTACTTTGTCGGAGCTGATATTTCCTATACTTGTTGCCTAATGACACTGATAAATATGTGTCTTAACTCCCTGCGTGGTGAAGTATATCACATGAATAGCCTTTCTAATACTGTTTGGCATAGATGGCTTATTATGATAGATGAATTCTCAAAATTACCATTTATTTATGAGGTGGAAGAAGAAAAGGAAACTACTCCTAAACCTGCTGCTGTTTTAATTGAAGAAAGAGAAGAAAAAAAAGAAGTGAAAATAAAGCCTTTAGAGGCATTTGATAATAATGGCATAGGATTCGTTACATTCACCGCAAAAGCCTAATAGATGCAACCAAATGAAGCGTAGGGTATACTTATCAATGGATAGGTATGCCCTTTTTTGTGAACGCCGGAAAATTCAAAAAGGCGAGCTATCATCTCTATAAACCGATGAATCGGACGAGATAATAACTTCGCCTTTTTGAATTTTCCGGATAAGCGGTAAGGCAGAGCCTTGTTTTTGCGGTAGCGTTCGTCTCACGCAGGGAATCACCCCCTGATTCTCAGGAAGTGATTGGAAAAAACACTCACCGTTCCGGAGAGTAGAAAGGATTTTTTTATTTATTTGAAAAAAAACTCCGAAATTATTTGCATAATAAACAAAACGTTATTATATTTGCAGTGTGTTAATGACACAGAGATGTTTGATAAGGTTGAAGGTCTAAATGACCGTGAGGAAATGCTCGATCACTTGAGGTTCCTTATCCGATATGAAGAAGAAATTCTCGATGATGAAATTTTTTATTCTAAATCGGAATTCTACGATGAGTTATTCGATACAATCATTATGATTGCCGATAATCTCAAAGAAGAATGAAAGTTTGGGAGCCTCTTAGGAGGTTCCCTTTCATCAACCTTATCAACATCTTCTAATTAACAATGCAGCTATGGATAAAAATATAGAAGAAAAAATCAGAGGTCTTGTAGGTAAATTCCATCTTTTACGAACAAAAGAAGGGAGTGCGGAGTTTGACATATTATGGAAAGAGGTCAAAGCCTCCATTCCGGAAGAGAGTCGAAAAGAAGCCGGACAAATACTTCGTGATGAAATGACAAAGGCCCGCCAAAAGATGAAACGTACTGATATTGATGTTCGTAGTCAAATTGGAGATCTAAACGAAGTTTTGTCACTTTCTTACATAGCAAAACGGTATTTTCATAAAGATAGAAGTTGGTTGGCTCAACGGGTCAATGGAAATATTGTAAACGGAAAACCATGTGCATTTACTCAAGAAGAATTAGATACTTTGAAATTTGCACTCGGAGATATAAAGAATAAGTTATCGGAAACCATATTAAACATCAAATGAACATTAACACACTAGAGAGGGACACCGATACTCCCTCTTTTTTTTAGCTTCCACTTAGGAGGCTTTTTTATTTGGTAATGTCAAGGATTATTCTCACCTTTGAAACGTTAACCAACGAAAAACATTATTTTATGAAAAAGATTTTAGCTTTACTTTTATTATCACTTTCTCTAATTTCATGTTCTACTTACCTGCCAGCTCCAAGATCGTATATTGGTTTTGTAGATTATGCTCCTTTTACAGAAAAAGGTATATTTATTACTGAATCTAATTCTGTTAGCTTTAATTATGAGCCGATAGGAAGCATTTTGGTTGAAGAAACCGGAGGTTGGGGCTATAAGAACCCAAAAATTGGAAATAATAAGGGGAGTCATAATGATGACTACCTGGCACCAGTCTTTCGTTCTATGGCAAAAAAAATATATTATCCTGAGAAATTACAAACGGCCTTTGACAATTTAGCAATTAAATTGAAAGAACTAAATGCTAATGGCATTATCAATTTGAAAATATCATATTATAAGGAGGTTGATTCTAAGAGCAAACTACTTGTTGGCAAGATTATTGTTACAGGTATGGCAATAAAAAGATAATATTTAAGAATTTATTTTGCATTCTCAAATATAATCTTCATATTTGCAGTGCTAAACAGTTACGGACTATTTCCGTATCGCAGAGCGCGGTTAATGCTCAACGACACTCGTGGGCTTTTTTTTATGCCCCCAAATTTTTGATATAGGCGGTTGCCTTTCCCATTACTCTTTTGCTCTACGAGCGGAACCTGTAACTGTTTAGCGACACGGGAAATGGCAACCGTTTTAATTTGCCTAAATGCTAAACAGTTACAGTAAGATGAAAAAAAGAAATCAAAAGCCGGAAACAAAGTATGTTTCTGCAGAAAAAATCCAAAAGTATTTAATGGAATTGTCGGAGGTATTTTCCGATTGTAAGCGTGTACGTGCTCAAAAGTGTGAGGACGGGGTTAAAATTTTATCCAATGGAGGATACTTGCAGATATCTATTGTCAATACTCAGAAAGGAGGTGGGCTATGACACACAATATTGATGGAGCAAAACTAACACCGAAAGTCATTAATGAACTTATTGAACTCCAAACCAAAGGCAGTGCACTAATTTACAGGGAACAAATAGAAAATATCATTGATTTCTTATTGGAATGCCATATTTTAGATGATTCACATCCTGCAATGATTCTTGATTTCATTATTAATCTGAGGGAAATAGAAAGTAGTTTATATAATATGCTGCCTGAAGAGGATGTAACCATTGTTACGAAAGGAGGCGCGAAATGAAACTTATATACTCTATCAATGCGGATATGTCAGGTGCTCTTTGTGTCGCTAAAGAAATTGTTTCGATTACCGGTATGACGCCCGAACTCATTGAAGTAGATGAATCCACAAAAGTAAAATACAACAAAATAGATTCATTTAAAGTTGTAAAGGGTGAAATGGGGATTGAGGATTATATCAATAGGAACAAAATTATTGATAAATAAAGAGATTTCAACATTTTGTCTCATTAATAATTGCCCTGATTGGTTTTACTAGTCAGGGCTTTTTTGTGTCCTTTTTCAAAGGAGATTTACGAAGTAAATTTGCTACATAAAATAATGGGGTGATGGATGATACGGAAAATAGAGAGTTAAAATTACTATTTATTCAGGAAGAATTATCTCAGCATGGAGAATGGCTTTGTGATGAATTTACAGCAGCACTTGAGAAACAAAAACTGATTGAGTCCGGAGATCTGGAGGGCAGCGTGAATTATAGCGGATTTACGTCCGGTGATGATCCGGGATTAAAAGTTTCTTTTCTGACTTATGGCCGTGCCTTTGAAATCGCCGGGGCAAGAGCTAAAAACAAAAACCAATGGTCAACCGATACAAACCGTGCAGTTTGGGGAATAAAAGAAAATAGAGTCAAAAAAAAGAATACACGATGGTATGCAAGAAATATGTACGGAGGATTGAATCGACTCATATCCCGGATAATGTATGGATTAAGTGAAGTAGAAATAGAGAGGTTAAAAGGAATTATTGCTGAACGAAAAATGAGTTTAAATAATGGAGAAAGTTAAGAAAATAGGAACATTTAGTTTTGTGGATACGGCTCAAGGTACCTATGCGCTAAATATGAGTATCAGGGATGATATGACTACGTTTTTTAATGGTACTTCCGGCAATTGGGACGGAGATCCGATAACTGTTGGTGGCGTCAGGGTTGTGCCTTGGGGAGCAAATAACAATATGCCTGTTGCCATTCGTGATTTACTGGAGAAAAACAATTTAGGCCCCGGTATATTAGACAGGAAAACGGGGTTGCTGTATGGGCAAGGTCCTATGTTATATCGGATAAATGTTGTGAATAACGAGCGAATTCAAGAATGGCTGATAGACGATGAAATCCAGGAATGGCTGGATAGTTGGGATTATAAACAATATATCCGGAGCGCATTTGTAGAATATACCCACATGAAAGGTGTTTTCGCCAAATATTATTGTGCAAAGTCTTTGCGAATAGGGAAACCTTGGATCACAAGGCTTGAGTGCCTGCATAGCAAAGATTGCCTTTTGGAATATCCTGAAAACGGTAGCCGGATGCTTGATGATGTGAAGCATATACTAACGGGTGATATTGAGAATAACCGTAACCTGAAACTCTATCCGGTTTTTGACAAATGGAGTCCGACTGCATTTGAGACGGCCATCAAATACCATTCCATACGGAGTTTTGGACGTAATTTGTATTCTATTTCCAGTTTTACAGGATCAATCCCCTGGCTTAGAAATGCTAATAACCTGCCGGAAATAATCGAATATCTGAACGACAATATGATTGCTGCTGCATATATTGTACATGAGCCTGCAGCGTATTGGGAAGAAAAGCGGGAATTGGTTTATTCGCTTCATCCGGACTGGACTGATAGTGAAATCGAAAAAGAGATGAACAAACTGCGTGATAAAGTAGTAGAAACCATTGCTGATGTCATGGCAGGGAAAAAGAATGCGGGTAAATTTTTCACCTGTGTGGATTTTATTGATCCGCAAGGTAACAAACAAGAATGGAAGATTGAGCCAATTGAGATGAATGTCGATAAATATATTTCGGCACAAGCGGAAATCAGCCGTATCGCCGACAGCTCTACAACTTCCGGCTTTGGTTTGAACCCTGCACTTTCCAATATTATTATTGATGGGAAAGGAGATTCCGGAAGCCAAATGCTCTATGCTCTCAAGATATTCTATGGTGCCGACACTCAGATTCCGGAAGATATCGCTTTAGAAGCAATTAATGATGCTATTCGTATCAACTTTCCTCAAAAGAAGGGCATATTCTTGGGTATGTATCGCAAGGTGATTAATAAAGAAGATTCTGTTTCTACTAAAGACAGGGTAACTAACCAGGTGTAATATGGCAAAAAAAAGAGAAATAGACTTTCCTGATTGTTGGGAAGAACTGTTCCCTACAGAATGGATGTATTTGCTCAAACTTCATTTCAAATTGCAGATGAAACAGAATGTCACACTCCGGGATGTGAAATGTGAATGGTGCCGTTTTGTTCTTTCCAATCGGGGGATAAACAAAAAGGATAACATAGACTATTTCGTGCTCATTGATAATCTGGCCGACACATTGACGTGGATGTATCAGGAATCAGAAGATGGCAAAGAAATAACTATGAATTTTGAAACAACAAAAAATTTACTACCGGAATGGAAATATCTGAAAGGGCCTCTTAGTCATGGCAGTGATCTTACTTTTGGAGAATTCAGAAGTGCCGTGCAAATGATGAATAGCTATAATGAAACGAAAGATGTGTTTTTCCTGCAGGCGCTATGTGGAATACTCTATCGTAAACCGGGAATGAAAATAGGCAAATCTGATTTTGATGGTCTGTACAGGGAGCAATTTTTGCAAACACGGATAAATTTCTATGCTGACCGGGCAAAAATAATTCCTGTTCAGATTATGTGGGGAATATATGTATGGTTTAGTTACTTCTGCTGGTATTTGTTGAACGGAACGTTTATTATCGACGGTAATGAGTTATGTTTTTCTTCTGTCTTTTCCCGGAATAAAAAAGAAGATGACGGACAACCTAAAGAACAAAGTTTAGGCATGAACGGAGTGCTTTTCTCTGTTGCGGAAAGCGGTGTGTTCGGAAACTTTGATGAAACAGACAACACCTTATTGCTCAAAGTTATGATGAAGCTCCTTTCTGATAAAATGCAAGCGGATGAAATTTTACGTAAAATATAATATTATGATATTCAATAAACAAAACAAAGGTACTGAGGAATTGCGGGAACTTACCGGAAATTATTATAAGAACAATGATTTCTCCAAAGTTTCGGCACAAATAGAGTTAGTAACGGAAGAAGTCACTGCCATTATCGGACAAAAAATCTATAAAAAGGCAGAAAAAGCCTATACGGAGAATAGTGAAGATAAGGACATCCAAAAACTGATCCGGAAGATACAGCACCCGATTGCAATTATGGCAACATTACGAATGTATCAACGTAATGACCTGAGCCATGAAGATGATGGACGCAAGTTCAAAATAGATGGTGTTAATGAGAAATTACCTTGGCAATGGCAACTTGACAGGGATGATGAATTACACTTGGAAGATTATTATAAAGCACTTGATGCTCTGATTCGTTATTTAAATGAAAATGATTATTCGGAATGGAAACAGGAAAGGGTGCGCCCGTCAAGGCGGCATAACAAACGTCTCTTTAGCAAGAGATTAGGTAAG